TTTCGGCTATTTGTGCTAGACTGATTGGCCACGCTATTACTGAAATTGTAACGGATAAGAACCAAGATGTAATACTCGGCGAATTGGTAACCATTACGCAAAATCAATTAATCGTGAATCAGATGCAGGATTTTGATGAACGGGCTAAACAGATTCAATATTTATCAAATAGGCACTAAGGAGAAATAAATGTCTGAGAAAACAATAATTGAAATAAACGGAGTAAAGCTAGAGGTAGATTTACGTTATGCTAAAAAGATAGAAGATTTTAAAATAGGCGATAATATAAAACTATTATTAAAACAATACGAAGATTATAAATCTTTCCCGGGTGTAATTGTAGGATTTGATCAATTTAAAAAATTACCAACTATAATTATTTGCTACTGCGATATTCAATATTATAGTAATGCTGAAATAAAATTCGCCTATTTCAATTCTGAAAGCAAAGATATAGAAATATGCCACATGGGGGATCACGAAAAAACGTTGGATAAAAAACGTTGCGTTGATTTACTGGACGAAAAAATAAGTAAAGTTAAATTTGATTTGGACGAATTATTGCGTAAAAGAAACTATTTCATCGATCAATATAATACGCATTTTGAAAAACTTGAAGAACCAATCGTATAAAAAGGGGAGTTTTATGACGTTAGAAACGGCGGTATACCTATATGAGATACTCGATTCTATTTTCCCAGTATTAGTTACATCATCGGCCATTTGCTTGGGGGCAGTAGTAGTTTGTCTAGGAATGTATTCGGATGGTTATAAAAAATATAAAAATGGTGTTCTAATATTTTTACCGTTATTAATAATTTTAGGTGGAATAAGTATTTTATTACCAAATAGAGATATGGCCTATATGCTAATGGAAAGTAAGTATATAAAAAATGAACCGAAAACGGTAACCGAAATTTATGTAGATAAAAAATTTAAAGAATTATCGGGGAAAAAAGAAATGTTTTAAACGATTCGATCACTGGGGTATCCCTTAAAAAAGGATAGACGATGGCTTCTCCAATCCAGTAACGAGAAGATGCAAACGGTACGTAAACAGGGGTATTAGAACGCCGGAGAACTTGCGACCGGAAACTAGGCGTGACAGCTCGGAGAGACGGCACTTAAGGAGATTTACCATAATGGATTTATTTAACTGGGCTCAACGATGGGGTATTCCCATTAAAGCCTTAGAAGAATTAAAAAACGAATTCGGAATTAATAAAATTTCGATTCAGGATAATAGTTTATCAGAAGCGGCGATACAAAATATAATTCGATTAGAAGCGTCAAATAAAAATTGTCGTTTGTGGCGTAACAATGTGGGCGCTGCATATATGCAAGATGGAAATTTCATACGATATGGTTTAGCTAACGAATCTAAAAATGTAAACAAACAAATAAAATCTGCGGATTTAATCGGCATACGAGCGGTACGAATAGAAAATCACATGATTGGATTAACTATCGGTCAATTCGTTAGCCGCGAAATTAAATCCGCCTCCTGGAAATATACCGGGACTGAAAGAGAACAAGCCCAACTACGCTGGGCTAAACTTATTGCATCGTTTGGTGGTGACGCATGTTTTGCCACTGCCGAAGGTACTTTATAATATAAAAACGGGGAGTCAAGAGAAATGATACCTACAGAAAGAAAAAAATTATTACTCTATACTGCAATCGATTTATCAGTTAGATTCGGATATAAATACCTAACTCGTACTAAAGTAGCAAAAAAAGCCGGGGTGACCGATGCTTTAATTAATCACTATTTTGGTACGATGAAAAATTTAAAAAAAGCGGTATTACGCGAGGCTATTGATAAGGAGATTATACCCGTTGTTGCGCAAGGTTTAGCTTTGCGTGATCCCCTGGCGTTGAAGATTTCTAAAACACTGAAAGATAAAACGCTCAAATATATTACCGAGTGATTAGGGCAGGAAATGGATTTTTTACCGCAGGCTTTTGCAGGTTTGGCGCGCTATGAACAATTTATTATTTATAAAATTTTACCAAGTAAAGATCGTCCAGGGAAAAATGATAAAATTCCTATTGACCCATTCACGGGTTTAAAACTCGCTTGGAGTAAATCTGCGAATTGGATGGATTTTGAATCTGCCGCGCGCGTATTAAAAAATCTCGATGCGTCTTACGGTGTTGGATTTATTTTAACTGAGAAAGACCCATTTTTCTTTTTAGATATTGATTCCTGTTTGGATATAAATACGAATTCATGGTCGGATAATGCAAAAGCACTTTGTTCTTTTTTTCCTGGGGCGGCAATTGAAATATCAAGTTCGGGAAAAGGTTTGCATATTCTTGGCACTTTAACTTCTAAATACCCGCACGGGTGCCGAAGCGTTTACCCGAATATCGAATTATATACTTCTTCTCGTTTCGTAGCGCTCACGGGTACTGGCGCATTGGGTTCCGTGGATACTGATTGTACCGCTCAGTTTATTAAATTAGTTGATGCTTATTTTACAAAAGAAAATTCTAAATCCCCGTCAGTTGTTAAAAATGGCCCAGTTGAACAATGGAATGGCCCAACAGACGACGATGTTCTAATTGGCCGCATGTTAAAATCCCATTCTTCAAAAAACATTTTCGGTGGTGGCGCGTCTTTTAAAGACCTCTGGGAGAACAACGTCGAATCCTTTTCTCGAAATTATCCAGATGATACCCGTGCATATAACGAAAGTAGCGTGGATGCAGCGCTTGCTCAACACTTAGCTTTTTGGACGGGTAACGACGAAGAACGTATGCAACGGTTAATGTTGAGGTCTGGTTTAGTACGTGAGAAATGGGAAAGAGAGGACTACTTGCCGCGCACCATAGCTTCAGCGTGCAGCAAGCAGCATGAGTGGTTAACTGATAAGAATCTCGAACCTATCACGGTTAAAACGGAAAATCAAGGCGCTAGGGTTGTTAGCGGAAATACCTTTCTTACTTTAGAACAACAAATGCAAATATTTTCAGGCTGCACGTATATCACCGATTCGCATCAAATTTTAATACCTGGCGGGTACACGTTAAATCAAGAGCGTTTCAAAGTAGTTTTTGGTGGTTATAGTTTTCCGATGGATGCAGAAAATACGCGTGTAGTGCGAAACGCTTGGGAAGCATTCACGGAATCGCAAATACTTCGTCACCCCCGCGCGGACGGTTCGACATTTAAACCCTCTGTTGCACCAGGTTCTATCATTGAAAAAGACGGAAGGCGATTCGTAAACACCTATTGGCCAGTGCAGACTAAGCGCGCCAAGGGTGATGCTTCGCCCATGCTAAAACACCTGGACAAAATATTCGGAAATGAACGTGATGTTGTGATAATCCTTTCGTATTTCTCTGCGGCTCTGAAATATATCGGCACGAAATTCTCATGGTGTCCATTCATTCAAGGGGTAGAAGGAAACGGAAAAAGTCTTTTAAGCCAGTGCATGGAATTTGCGATCGGCGAAAGGTATTTCCGATATCCTCGTGCTTCTGAAATTCAATCCAGATTTAACTCGTGGATTTACGGCAGTATATTTGTGGCTATCGAAGATTTATACGATGGCAACCGCGAAGTAATCGAAGTGATGAAGCCTATGATTACCGGCACGCGGCAGGAAATAGAACCGAAAGGCCAGGATAAAGTAACCCAGGATATTTGCTGTAATTTCCTAATCAATACTAATCACAAGAGCGGGTTACTGAAGTACCGCAATGACCGCCGTTTCGCGCCATTTTACACCGTTCAGCAAAACGTAGAAGACCTGAAAAAATCCGGAATGGACGGTGATTATTTCTACGATCTATTCGATTGGCTGAACCGCGATGGATTCGCAATATTCGCAGATTATTTAGAAAATTACGATATCCCGGAAGAATTTAATCCTGCCACGAAATGCAAGCGTGCACCAATCACGAATTCGACTGAGGAAGCAATCGAGCATGGTCGAAGTGTTGTTGAACAAGAAATTTTAGAATGTATTGAGCAGGGGCAACTAGGCTTTAAGAACGGTTGGATTTCTTCAATTCAATTGGATTCATTGTTAACCCGGTTAAAAGCTAATGTAAAAGTACCGTTGAATAAGCGTAGAGAACTTCTAAATTCGATAGGCTACGACTGGCACCCAGGACTGAAAGAAGGCCGTGTGAATAATCCCGTAGCGCCGGATGGCGGTAAGCCGCGCCTATTTGTATGTACGGGGCATCACTCTCTAAGCATATCATCGGCCGCCGAAATCGGGCGAGCATATTCCGAAGCTCAAAGTAGTTGACAAACTATAGTTAACGGAATACAATTAATTTTTACTTTAATAAGGATGTTAAAAATGAAAGACTACAAAAATGTTATGCTATCTCGTGATGATATAATCGATCAAACAAAAGCAGTTCTTACGCATTGGATACTATTGGGGGTGAGCGGATGGGGACTTTCTCTTTATCTTATCCACAAGTTTTGCTAATCCTGGTACTCTTATCCGCTACTATTTGGTAGCGGGTTTAGGAAGTTTTGGATTTACGGGGAATTCAGGCTCTGGTTGTTTTTCTGGTACTTCGATAGCGTCAATATTACAAAATTGTATAGTTCCAGTTGAGGGCAATAGAGCTTTGGCTTTTTTTTCGTCTTCTTCTTTGCTATCGGCTTGTATAACGGAAGTGATTTCCATCTGTAACAGGATTACGATTGAAAAGTCTTTCATATTTTATTCCCTATTGTTTATCTCGAGTTGCCTAATTCTGCCATAGAATAAATAATTCTTACAGCCCTTTAAGATATTCTAAAGCGGTATCCCTGGCTTGATATAGAAAATCTCTATTCAGAGTATCTGCAAATTTCAATAACGAAATAAGACCTTCATGCAATGAATGCGGTTTTATTACCGCAATAAGGTCAATAATCCCGCTATTCTTATCGCAATTTTTACAAAATAAATTTGGTTCTAGTGATAAGTATACCCGGGTTGTTTCTATTTCATCTTGCATATACCAGATAGCTTTTTTTATGTCTTGGCAGTAACTTCCTTTAAACGGTGCCCTCCACAAATACTTTATTGCATTACCTAGCGAAAATGGTAATTGCCGAGTTAGGGAGATACATTCGATTGGATACGCACAACGTAGGCATTTAATGCCTGTTTCGGCGTAATGCTTGGGGTGATTTATCATATCGCTCATGCGGCTGGGTTCCCGTCCTGGATTGTCGAATCGTTTTTAGCAGATAGTAATTTTTCGATAGCAATTAATTTAGCCATTATCTCAGTTGCATAAGTTAACATCGTTTCGATTTTAAGGCGGTTTTTTTCATTCTCAAGTGCAGCATTCGTTAACTGGTTCTGCACGTCTTGCAACTCTATCAATACATCCGTATTAAACATTCTTATCTCCTTTAGTATATTTTCTAGCGGGGTTAACTTTCTTGTCTTTCTCCAAATCCGCAATAGGGATCATGCGGGATCGGCCGCACTCGCACCAATCCGCATTCGGGAAATGACCTTGATCTATCTTATGGCCAACGCGTTGTACACACAAATTAAGAAATTTTGCGGCCTCGTGCGTTGTCAGTCTTTTTTTCGTCATATATCCTCTTTGTAATAGTATCTAATAATTTTTTAATATCAACGGGCTTTTGGTGCATGTCGTTAAAGCCCGCTCGCAAGCATTCGTCCCGTATTGCACCACCTAAGCTGGAAATGCCAATAATAATGTTTTTATCGAATTCTTTTACTCTTATGTTCCGTGCGACTTCGATACCGTTAATGTCTGGTAAGCAAGCGTCTAATAGAATCGCATCAAAGCCGCGATTGAATTTTCTCAAAGCTTCCCTTCCAGTTCTAGCAATTTCGACCGTGTGGCCATAGCGTGTTAAACCGTCTTGAATCATCCATATCGCCAGCTCATTATCTTCTACAAGTAAAAAGTGCATGTTCTTAATCCTTTAAGTTAGTTTGACTTTTTAATAGTATCAGGTCAGCTATAGTTAATCAACTACTTTCTCGTGCTTTTAATAGGGCGTCCGCATAATCACGTATTAACGAAGCATCTTCCGAATGTACCCGAATTTCTATTTTCGTCATTCCGGTTTTCGGTTTCGTCCGTTTTCCGTAACCCCGAACGCATTCTGAACACGCTCCGGAGCTTACGTAACGGTACGAAGCATGCCCGCGAGCGCACGGGGTGCCCGTCCAGTATTTCGTAAGCTTTCGTTCGGCGGCTTCGCGCCATCCCAGAATCTGCATTTTGGTTCCTTTTTAACCTAATATATCTGAATTGTGCAATGATGTTAACCCGGACTTTTTGCGATTACCTCTATTTTAAAAAATGCGGTGTATAATAGAATCAATGAGTTACGAGGCGTGCGGGGTGTCCGGGGTATGATTTTTATTAATATAATCAATAACTTGAAAAAACGCACCCCGCACCCCGGACTAACACCACTCGCCCCAGCCACGGCGTATACGGTATCCTACTACGGCCGTATGTATATACATACCATACTTTATTTATTCTATCTATTATATCTCTCTTTCTTAAGGGTATTGAGTTAAATAAAGAAATAAAATAGATAAATCAATAGTTTACGGAATACCCCGGACGAGCACCCCGGACGGAAAAATACGGGGTATTTTAGGGGTAGAAGAAAATAAAAGAGAAATTGGTTGATTTGTGATAATTTTAGGGCATCGAAGTAACGGACATGCGGGAATGGTAGAACATAAGAAACTCAATATTAAACAAGAGCGATTCGCGCAAGAGTATTTATCGTGTGGGGGGAATGCGACAGAAGCCTATTTGAAGGTTTATGCGCCTAAAACGACCAATAAGAACACTATAAATATCCTGGCGAGTAGAGTTAAAGCTAAGGCTAAGCACCGGATTGAAGAATTACAGTCAGAAGAAGCACAAGAGTACAAGATAAATCGTGCGCAAGTTATGGAAATATGGACGGCTATCGCAACGGCAGACGTGAACGAATTGGTGGAAGTGCAGAAGATTAGCTGTAGATTCTGTTTTGAAGAAGGTTATTCGGAACGGCCGAATCCATCGTGTCTGAAATGCCTAGGACGCGGCGGGGAATTTATCTATATCAAAGATACACGCCATCTTTCGCCAGCCGGTAAAGCGCTTTACGGCGGCGTGAAGCGTACAAAAGACGGCGGGATAGAATTGATTTTACGTGACCAAGACGGGGCGCTCGCGAACATTGCGAAAGCGATCGGCATGTTTGATAAAGCAGAAGAAAAGCTAAAAGATTCTAAACCGATATTAGAAGCAATTCAAAAAACGGTTGACCCGAACGAAGCCGCTTCGCTCTACCAGCAGCTCATGGGAACATAAGATTTACTAGTAAAAATAAAAAATAATGACATAATCTTGTAATCTGAAAAAATAATTTGGGAATACGGACATGAGCGAAACGGTTATAGCATCGAATGGACGAGCGATACCAATTGGAGATTTAGCGCAAATAATTGGTTATGACGGTGATAACCCAATCACTTTTACGCTCGTATACCAGGCAGTTACGTACGTACAGACACTTACTTATGATGGTGCCAATGTAATTAATATTTCGCAATGGGTGGCACAATGAGCATAACGATTAATGAATTTGTCAAGTATATGCAAATTTTCCATTTGCGCGCGGGCGGCGGCGGAGGTGGAGACGGTGATGTTCGCGGCCCATCATTTTCGAATGATAATGCTCTTGTAAGATTTCATGGCAGCACAGGTAAACTTATTCAGAATAGCGCCGCGAGTCTTGATGACGGCGGTAACATGGTTGTTTACGGCTTGGAAGTTACGAGCCTATTTCAGATTATAAATTATACCCCAAAATTACGACAACTCAGTGTAGACGGCACGGATGTTTATGGGGACGGGAGTTACTGGCGTCCTAACAAATCATTTGCGTTTCTGAACGGACAACCGGGGAATTCCACAATGTTGGGTTCGCCGGGTACGTATAAAGAGGAAAACGTAGTAACGAAATTGGCACCGTGGTTAGGATATGGGAAAGATATTACCGTTATTTCTATCCCAGAAGTTACACTCAATCAAACTGAATGGTCAGCAGCTACAGTACCTCAAAAGATTTTTCAAAATTTAAACATTGCTAATACGCAAGGCGGCGAGTTATTAGCGATCAATGTTGATACGCCTGGAACCGGGTATGCCGACGAGGGCACCGTTTCAGTTGATCTAACGGGCGGCGGATTTATTACTCCCGGCACAGCGGAGGCGGTTGTAGGTTATGGTGTAGAATCGATAAGTATTATTTCACCGGGTTTATACCTAGGAATTCCCTCAATCGTATTCCCTTCGGGAGTCGGTGCGACTTTTACAGTGCGTATGGGGGTTAATACTGTATCAATCGTAAATGGCGGATTCGGATATGGCACGGGCGATAAAATTGTTGTTAAAGGTGGGGTTAGCCGAACCGTAGGCGTGCTGCAAGTAGATACGATCGCGCCAGGCGGGGTGATTACAGGTTTAAGTCCGACAGTCGAATACGGCGAATATTCAGTATTGCCATCTAATCCCGTATCCGATACAACTTTTTATCCTAATTGCTTCGTAGCAACTACCGGCGACCTGACGGCAATTTACGATAATGGCGTTCTTGGAGTTGGTGCTACATTAACAAATGCTGGCGTTGTAGTGCCATTTTTTGCTGATGGAGAAGATGTACCCTTTGATGGCATTGTTTTAGTCAAAGATCAAATTGATCTAGTTTCGAATGGTATTTATAGGGTCAAAATTATTGGGCTATTCGGCGAACCGTGGGTATTGGAAAGAGTAACGTATTTCGATGAACCAATAGAATTGCAACAATACGGCAAAATCCTTATAACAAATGGCGATCTTAATGCTAACACTATTTGGGAAATGACTTCTGTTCGTCCAGTTGAAATTGGCCCTAGTCCTATTGTTTTTGCGGAGTTTTTCGGACGAAATGCGACATTTAATATCACGTCTTGGAGATTAACCGATATTGAAGTTACTGCCGAAGGCTCCGGATATGAAAGCGATTCACCAATTAACGTAGTTGGCGGCGGTGGAAGTGGGGGTGATATAACTTATACTCTTGATCTTCCAACGGGTGCGATTAAATCAATCACGATTACCGATCCCGGCAGCGGGTATTCTTCTGCCCCTGCGGTTGCTATAACAGGCGGTGATGGAACGGGTGCAACAGCTACAGCAGTTGTAGCAGCAATAGACGGCGTAATCGATCTTCGAGCGACAACGTTTAAATCCGGTTCCTCTCAAATATTTAGAGATTTTAAAACTGGAAGTGCAGTAAGAATCGCTAATATAGACTTAGGGGAAATCGCTAATTCAGAGATTTTCAATTTAGAAGTGAGTGGAACACGAAAAGCATATATTTCAAAGTCCAGAATACCTACCGTTACGATTAATAATGATACTACTTATGCGGCCACAGATAACATAATTGAAATCACAAATTGCGAAACAACTACGATTAACATAAATACGAGTGGTCGTAACGTTTCTTTATATCTGCGAGGGATTAAAGGATTACAGGATGTCTTTGTTACAGATGGTACGTACAGTGAGATTTCTATTTACATTGATGCTTTAAGTCAGCCGGTTAATGGGTTTACTGACAATAGCGGGAATGGGGTACAAGTATATTTTCTTACGGATGTAGCTTTAGGCATCAATACTTTCAAGGGATTTGGCCTAAGTTGGGATTTAAGCGGTTCTGGTCTATATGGAACGTGTTTCGGCGTGACAGCCGGTATTGATCCTACTTTATTCTGCGGTCGTGCAGGTGGGAATTTAACACCGCCAGGCGGCATAGCGAATTTCTTTTTCGGAAATTACTATAATGCAGATAACCGGAATCATTGTTTTATTTCGAGCGGTGCAGCGGGTCTTATTCCTTCAGCGGATAATCAATTTGCGGTTTCATATTCAGCAGGCTATGGATTCGGCGGTCTTCCACGTGCTAACTTTTCTATAAGAGCCGGGGATACGGGAGATATGCTATTTTCGGCGGTTGGCGAAGTAGCAGATGGAACAATGGCAAATAATGAAATTAACCCTATGATCGAGGTTAACGATGTTGTTGTCCTAAAGACAAAAAATAATTCTGCGGGATTAAATCGTACTACGCTAGGTATGTTGGCTGAACCGATCTTACATACTAGTAGCGGTGCAATTCTACTCATTAACCGCCGTCACAATATCAATATCAATTCGTTAAATACGTGCGCATTCGGCGGGTTTTTAAGACGTGGCGATCAATGCCAAGTTGTGATTTTGGGAACAGGCGAAACTAAAATTGGAACTTTCGGAAGTCAAGCGGTTAAATTCCTTGGTATCGATGTAACCTCCGCGAATTATATTTGCTCGGGTAGCCAGTATGCTTCGCTATTAGTGGAATGGACTGAAAACGATACAATCACCGTGAAAGAAGCTACCGGAACATGGCTAGTTAGGGATGGTTTTTCCGGAGCAATCCTGGCATCCCAGAATGTCTTGGGTAATGATCCCACTCTTATTGGTAACGCATTAACTACGGGAAGAACCAAAACGGTTGGAAGTACGAAAACGGGCTATCAAGTTTTATACCAAAGCATCATGAGCCCTTCGTATACGACAACTACTCCGATTCTACCTGGCGATCTGTTTGGCGGAAATGTGGTGCTTGATCCAGCTTCGCCATTAGTTGACTTTCCAATGCCTAGTGCTCCGTCATTAGATACCACGCTTAATGCAATTTTTGGATCGGTTGCGATTAGTGATACCTTTGACGCCGTGATAGTGAATATTAGTGCCACTAATGCAGCCACGGTTTCTAGTTCAGCGGATATTGTGATAGTCAATGGGACAATTACAGTTCCTGCATTGGGGCGCGTCGAAGTACGAGTAAGACGAAATACGAATTCACCGGCATACACCGTGATCTAATTGCGACTATGCCGATACCTTTCACTTTCGACTTTAAAAAACCAGATTATGCAATGGTTTTTCAATGGCGGAGTGAAAGGCTTGCTCGTATTCGTCAGAAACCAGAATCCATTCCCGCGTTACATCGTTACTATAAAGAAAACCCCGCGCAATACATAACAGACTGGGGAACTACATACGACCCTCGCAATATCGAACGCGGATTGCCTTCGCTCATTCCATTTTTATTATTTGAACGGCAAGAAGAGTGGGTTTATTGGACGTTAGAGCGCTGGAAAAACCAAGAGCCTGGATTAACCGATAAATCCCGCGACATGGGTATGAGCTGGTTAACCGTTGCGCTTGTTTGCACGCTATGTCAATTCAATACGGGTATGGCAATTGGCATGGGTTCCCGCAAGCAGGAATACGTCGATAAAAAAGACGATCTAAAAGCATTGTTGCCAAAGGCGCGCATGTTTA